GTCTGAGGACGATACTTCTGTACCCATAGAAACTCTTCATTCATCATAAAACTCCATCATAAAAATTCAGTATATCAAAAAAGGGAATGGGCGTCAACCCATTCCCTCATAGAGTTTTAGTTGAGATTGGAAAGATCGCCCTCCTCTACAACTGTCTCTTCATTTGCTGCTTCTGGAGCAGGAGCTGGAGCAGGCTGTGCGGCTTGCTGTTTTGCTGCTTCTGCTTGTAGAACAGCAGCAAACTTCTCACGAACACCACCAACTGCTGTTAGCTCTGGTCCACGAAACGCACCACGAGCGGTAACGGTATCGATGATACGAACAACAGCGTCCACATCTTGTAAGTTAATATCTGTCATTTTATTCTCCAAATGTTGAGTTAGATTCAATTGCTATAAAGTACTTTACGTCATCCGAAGTAAAACACGATAAACCTTTTGACGAAAGATTTACTGTATAATCCCTCGGCATTAGCTTCAGATTTTCAACCTTCATGTACATGCTGAAAGTATCTGAAGTTGAACCAACTGTCACACCATAGCGATCAGTAGTTGGGTTCTTTGAGTTTACAGCCTCAAGTATAATCTCACCATCAATCCCTGAGAAGGCAACTTCTGGCAAACCCAGAACTGACGCTGCTCTGAGTACCGATTGTAAATCAGTCCAAGTAACATCTACGTTCACCTCACAAGGCGGCATAGTGATTTCTTTTTCTGGTGGCTGAAGGATCATGGAAACATCAGCAAGAGTATAATCAACCTTACGTTTGTTTTCCATTACCCGAATGGTTTTATCATTAAAGTCGAGATTAGGATCTTCAAATAATGATACAGTAGCGAGAAATCTAGACAAGTCGTAGATACCCGCTTCAGAGACAAAGTTGTCCTTACCGTTAGCAACAGCCATAATAGTCTTCTGAGGAGAGATAGTCCTCAAGGTAGTACCAGGCTTGATAACGATAGAGGGGTTAATAGAAGAAAAGTTTTTCAAAACATCCATAGTGTGTTCATTGAGTTGCATTATATAATCTCCAAGTTATTTACGATTTCGTTTACGTGCTGATCTAGCAGCTTTCTTCTTTTCACGTTCCTTATCTATATATGATGGCTTATTGCCCTCCTTGTAAAATTTTTGATTTGATTCGCTACTTGCTGTAGGTGATGCTTGAATTGCTGCCATAGCACCAAGACTGCCACCGAAGATATAAGAACCCATATGCTTGAGTTCCATCCATGGACACATCCATACTTTCATGCCCGCTTTACGAACATTCTGGCAGAACATATAGTCTTCTGATAGATACCGTTTTGACTCTGGGTCAATGATACAATCAAAGTATGCCATAATCTCACGAGTACCATCAAAGGCATCTGTACGAATGTGGTCAGGTTTGTAATGGTATTCTGGATATGCTTCTTCGTATTTCTCGAAAGTGGCACGAGGAATACACATAAAACCAGTACCAGCTTCTAATACTTCTACTGGTCGGTCAACACGAAATGATTTGATACCGCCAGCAGGATTAAAAACATAATCACCTATAAACTGTTCAAGTTTAAATGGGTTCTCATCAGCATGACCTAGCTTAACCGCTTTAGCGACTTTCTCCCAAGAGATTGACTTCTTAGGATATGGTCCTGTGATGATATCGATGTTGTCTGGATCTGCCATTTGTAGAGCGACGAGAGCAAGAACATCATTGACTGCAAAACCAATGTCACTATCGATGAACATCAGGTGTGTACACTTACTGCGAAGAAACTCATCTACACAGTAGTTACGAGCACGAGTGATAAGCGATTCGTTAAACAGATAATAAAACTTTATGTCAATGCCATACTTAGTTGCTGACATACCGAGGTCATTCGTAGACTTCGTATACATACCAGCACATTGACCACCGTACATTGGTGTGGCAACAAAAATAGATGCCTTACGCAGTTCTTCAACCGCTATTTTCAGTTCCATTGGATTCTCCATACTTTTTATCATGATCTTTATTGGAACCATAGTCACCATCATACTCGTATAGTGCCTCAGCTTCAAAACTCAAATATTGACCAATACGAGTTCCTTGCTTGATTCTCATTGGTCCACAGGTAACATGCATAACACCAGCCATTACTCCTTGATACCCAGTATCATATAGACCAGACGTTAGGAATACACCGTTACGGTTTAATGTTGACCGTGTAATAACAAACCCAGCTTCCCCATCTCCAACTGTAATCTCATTCTCCATAATCACTTCATAGTGACCAGGATCGAGAGTATACCAACCATCAGTAGGTTCAACTACTGACGATCCTCTATGGGCCTTTGATGTTTCATCAATTTGAAATAAATTGTCGGAGATTGCAAATACCTTTCCAAGACGGAGATCAACAGCATTAGGTTGAACATCTTGCGGTTGTACATTAGTTAACGATGACTTTGAATTTGGACTCTCAATATGCTTCATTCACTATTCTCCATCTTCTTATCATGAGAATACATCATTAAAATTATATAATGAATAGCTTTTAGAAGGTCTTTCTTGTTATTCCCTTCCTTCTTACCGTATCGAGCAAGATACTTAATAGCGGTATCTCTAGCAGTTGTTTCTAAACTACCAAGAGACTCCCAGAAATCAACAGTCTGAATTTCCTTATTACCAACATAATGTTGACCATAAGTTGAATCAATATATTCACGAATCAACTGAAGATTCTTATCTTCGTTATAATTATATTTCAAAGTGTTCTCCATGGTATTTGGAACATAGGTAGTCGATGTATTCCATGTTCTCTTTGCAACAATTGATGGCTGTATCATCGGTCGTTTTAAACGAAAAGTCAACTTCTTCTTCAAATTTTCCATTGCGTAATCCTGTCGGTGTTTCATCAAAAGTAATTCCATTCAAACCAGCCCACACAGCCGCGGAAGAATCCCACGTGTTGATGTGGCCAGCAAATGGTTCCATAAACATAATCTCGTTAGGTCCATCTACCATTCCAAGCATATGTACCTTTTGTAAGTTACGAGCAATTTCCTGTAAGATTCCATACTCACGCAAATCATACATTAACCTCAAACGAGATACAAATCGCTGCATCTTATTTCCACTCTCAACTTCATAAGCTAGTGGAGCAGAGAGAATAGATACACCGATGTAGTCTACAAGGTCACTGTTATCAACAGCCCATGTAAACGATTGGAGGAGATCATCTACGTCGCCAACGTTTCCTTGAGGTACAAAGAACGTCTTATACCCAGCATCCTTAAACTGAGGAGCAAGGGTCTTAGCTTCGTTGATAGTGTGGATTGATTCGTGGCCAGGATAGTCTGTCATTACGATATAATCCGCATTAATACGGTTGGCCATCGTAAGAAGTTTGTTTGGATCGTACATTGGCTTATTCTGCTTGAACATCTCAAAAGCAGAATTATCCATAATTAATGTACAGTTATATTTTTCTTTCTGCTCAATATAGTACTGAACATAAGAATCGTCCTGTTCAATCAAGTGCGCAAGGACAAGATGAACAGGACGACCATCAGTTAGACTCAGATGGGGAGTAGGAGCAATATGGCAAAAATTCATAAAATACCTTTCAATTTCACTTCAGTAATCAATGATGCTGCACATCCGGTAATGGCACTGCATGAAGACGTTTGTCAGCGTGGACTTTTGCATATGAATATCCACCACGATTCATTAACCCACCATAACGACCAGTAACTTTCTTTCCGTTGTCAGTGAATGATACTTGGTGAGTGGTTCCAGCTTTCTTGTGCTTTGCAGCATCTGAACGAAGACGCTTTTTAACGTCGGTGTAGTCTTCGCTAATCTCAGCTTTGAATTCAGAGTAAGTCTTCATTAGTTTCTCCTGTTATTGCTTTGGGTAAAAACAACGAGCACCATTCTCGTTATCTTCACTTACAATTATTGTAATATCTCGTCCAGGGTATTTATCAGAAATGAATCCTTGGACATCGTCAGCAATCATCTCACAAGACTTATAATTTAGTGACAGTGTTCCTTCACTGTATAATGACTCAAGCCATCGTTTAAACTGAATGAACTCAATGT